CAGAATAATAAGCAGTGTTACCCATAATCGTATCTCCTTATATTATTTATTAAAGAATTTACGGTACTCCACGTTGATAGACTTTTGAATCTTATCTTCGTTCATACTGTAAAGCATTCCTGTAACCGAAACATTATCAATACACACTTTATAATGTTCATTTATTTCATGTGTACCAAGCGAAAAATAGTTGGCAATTGTATCACATAAATCACTAAATGCAAGACCTTCACCACTATTACCAAAAACTGTAATTTTATATATCCCACTACCAGCTTCAAATAATCCACTAAAACATTTATCGTCAAGAGGAATAAGCTGTTCTATTAAATACGTTCCATCTAAATTCTCCGATTCAGTATTCTCATATTGTATAGGTATATTAATAGCATCCTCCTCAAATCCTTTAAGAAGAATACGTCTGAAATATAACTGAATAACAGAATTACGAATCATTTTATATATCCCCTAAAATCAATTATTTATCGTAACATTAACTAAATCTGGAAACTGTGATTGAGCATACTCTAAAGCACCTTGAAATGGTCTATAAGGAGCTTTATGTGACCAACCTTCCATTTCAACATTCTTCCATCCATAGTACACTTTCTTGTTCTTGGACAAAGCAACATTCTCTATTGTAATCCCGCCTTTAATCTTTTCTATTCTAGTTTGAGGATCACCTTCAGGTCGCCATATTCTACTTGGCTCTAATTCTTTCATAATATATTTAAGACCAAGAATAGGCTCATCTTCAGTAAACCATTCACTTGTTCTAGATTGCATTAACCTTTTATGCCGAATAGACTCATCATTCGTAAAATAAATAATGGACGAATTTTCATATTGACCTTTAGAGAACTTAAATTTTTCAGGTTTAGAAGGGGTTGGTCTAAGTTTTATATACTCTTTACAAAACTCTCGTAAAAACTCCTTTAACACACCAACCATCTGCCTTACTTCGCGTCTTCCGGGCCTATCTCTACGTGTCTTTGCAGTACCACCTTGCTTAATTCTCTTCTTATTAGCTTCTATTGTTCTATTCAACTCATTATAGAAAGATTGCATTGAACGAGGATGCACAGTAGTTTCTCCATCTATTAAACTATCTATAGAATCTGAAAAAAAATCCTCAATCAACTTCTTTGCATCTTCTTCTGTCATCAGCCAATACTTATCATCAAACTCTTCTGGGTCTAAAGAATCTAAATTAACCTTCGCTTCTGCTAAATCAAGAGTTTCAAGAAGATCATCAAAATCAGATTCATTTTCTGCCATTACTGCACCTGCTTCCTTACTTGAAACTTAATCAATGCACATTTATTCCCAGAGTATACTTTCTCATGTCTTACTATCATCCACTTCTCGCCATTAACAACAAAGAAATCAACTGTATTCTTAATCTCTATGTCATTAAAATCTTCTCCATTAGCAAGTATCTTAGCATCATCTTTTTCTACATGAAGATTCGCTATTTCATAAGCACTATATCTAAGAATCGGTGAAATAGTAATAACCTTTTCAATTACACTCTTACGTTGCTGGTCTAATAGTGGGTCATACTTCCCCTTGTCAATATGTGTAAATGCAGCAGAGATACCGAATAAATCCAAAAGAGTAACATTAACTCCTTTAGAACCTCCGAATATCTTGTCAAATAACGCTTGTGGCATATCTCACCTCAATAACGAATCACCTGTACCTGTGTCATTTGAGAATCAGCAAGAGTAACTTCACCAAACAACTCAAGAAAATCAATAGCATCATAAGAAAGCTTTTTAGGAACAAAGTCTTTATCTAATTTGATTTGCATAACATCAAGCTTTGCCTCCTTGAATCCCTGTGTAAGAATGCTCGGAGTAGTAATGTCATTCAAAAATAAATAAAGAGCCTGTTCAAACTGTGCATACTTAATCTTATCAGGAATAATGTCATCCCTATATTTCCTACCATGCTTATCAACTAGCTCTTTGCGTGGAAACTCTAAAGACTGTTCATCAGAAGCAATTACCCCATAAGCCTTAAGAACGGTATCATTAATTAGAGTGGCTTGAATCATACGTGCTATTATTACAGAATCATCCTCAGCCAGTAGAGTAGAAGCCTCCTCCCTATTAGCAAAGTAATCTTTCAATTCATCGAGTGTACCATAGGAATTTGAAGACTCTCCACCAACATCAGTAACTAATTCTGTAAAACTAATAGCACTCATAAAATTAACCCTTCTTCATAGACCGTTCAAGCTTATTCTGACGATACATAACCGAACGAAGAACTTCCTGCTGATTTAGCTGAGGAGTAGGAACAACAGAAGCACGAATAAGCTTACACATAGGAACATCTTCATTCTTAATAGTAAAAGAATTAAGAGCTGCTTTACGCTTTGCAACATATTCCTCAATCTCAGCATCAGTCATCTCAGAAATAGACTTCTCTTTCTTTTCCTGAGTTACAACAGGTGCTAGGTCTTTCTTCACTTCTTTTACAACTTCTTTTTCAACTTCCTGATTTTTAACGACTTCCTTTGCCTTAGTTTCTTTCTTTACATCAAAAGCCTTACTAGAAGTTTCTGTTTCAGTTTTTTCTTTCATTGGTATCTCCTTAAATAACAGGCTGGAGGAGGGTTTATTTTCCCCCAGCCTGTATGATTAAATTGAATTAGCCAAGGGTCTTAACCGCAACGAATTTGATGCGTTCACGATCTGCCCAAGCGCGTGTCCAAGTACCTGCTGTAGCAAGCGTAGCCTCGTTAAGACCAGCCTTGCCACCAACAGCAACAGTCTGATAGCCGCGAGGAAGAACAAGGTCACAACGGCGAGTGTAGAGAATTTCTTCACCAGCACCATTACCAGAAGCAGGATCGCGGTCGATTTCATATTCAACACCGGGATTGCCATACTGATAGGTAAGAGCATTAGAGCCATACATATAAGTATAATAGGCATAATGAGTATCATCAACCTTAACCTTCGGCATATTCTTGTCAACAATAATGAAGTAATCTTCATAAGTCTGGAAGAGTGTACGAGTTGCACCTTCCTGCATAGTGGCAATAATATTTAGGTTACGAAGATTGGTGAAAACTGCGGGGTGAACACAAACAACCTTAATGTCAGTCATAGATTCACCGAGATAACCAGCAGCGGTATTCATAACAGAAGCATTGAGTAGAGCATTCTGACCAGAACCAGTCTGTGTGGAAATATCATAGAGAAGGTCAGAATCATGGTTTGCAATACTATCAGCGATAATACCAGTAGTAGCAGCGATAATACGAGCTTCAGAAACATTAGTCCAATATTTCTGGATACCTGCATTGATAGCTACCATAGGATCACCGGAAATAGCAAGAGCAGCCAAATCCATGACAGAGTAAGACTTATTCATGAAAGTCTTAACAGCAGTTTCATAACCAGTATCAATCTTGTCAGGAGTACTCTTCTGAGAAGGATCGTCATTACCAATATTATAGCCGCCATCAGTAAGAGCATTGAAATAAGGCATACTGATAAGCTGGCCACCCTGAGTTGCATCCATTAGAGGAGTAACACGAGGGTCTTGGAAAGCAACGCCACTCATGAAGAAAGCATTCTTAGCAAGAGAACTCTGCGCGGTATAACTGGTTGCGAGGTCTTGAATAAAAAGATCAATAATTCTTGTACTAGCCATTTTTGTATCTCCTATAAGTTAATTCCTACTGAGACAGGCATCACGCCCCTGAAATGCCTGTATCACGCAGGCTCTTCCCAGATAGGCTCAGACAAAAAACTATGCCTGATTTTTATATTTTTGAAGAAGCTCCTTAGCCTTTTCAGGATTCTTACGATAAAATTCGGCGCGTTTTCTAAAAGGCTCGCCATTCGGATCATCAAAATTATCAACAGCTTTCGGATTAAAGTACTTCTCATACTCGGAAGCAGAACCACCAACTTCACGTGCTCTAGAAGAAAGAGAAGGTTTAAGCAGACATTCATGCTTCTTAAACATCTCTTCATTCATCCAATCTTTCAAGTTACTAAGACCATCCTTTGTTCTGAACTCATTAGCATCTGCATTCCAAGTAAGTTCATTCTTCGCAAGCTGAATTGCAAGGTCACGCCCACTAGGATCACCTTTTTCATTATAAAGAGCAGTCAAAGCAGTTTCAAGACGCATCTCAGTAATCATCTTTTCCTTATCTTCTAGTTGCTTCTTGTAATCAGACTCATTCTTACTGTACTCATCTTTAAGTTTCTGCATTTCAATTGCATTCGTATTCTTCACTTCATTAAGACGTTTAAGAAAATCCTCTTCTGAAGTTGAATTTTTTGCTTTCTTAAGTGAATCGAACTCATCCTGCATCGTCTTAATCTTATCAGGAGTCCAATCACCAAACGCCTTAAGATTCTTTTCGTATGTATTCTTAAGTTCGCGCTCAGAAGAAAGTGCTTTATACACCTTATCAAATTCGTCTTGAGGCTTCACACCTTTTACACTAAGCTGATAAGTCTTCTTTCCGTCTTTTTCGTTCTCAATGTAGAGTCCCTTAAATTCCTCTGGTACATTTTCAAGTGTTTCAAGTGAATAATCAAGTTCTGGCATATCCGTTTCTCCATTTGTTTACATGCATCACGCAAGCCTCTCAATATTCCTGTGAGAAGTAACAGTCAAATAAAAGGTTAGCACATCACGTAACTAATTGTCTTTTATTCTAGGACACTTTAATCCCTAAAAATTTTAACAACATATATAATATAGCACACATTTCCAAAAAGTCAAGTAAAAATCATAAAAAATTTGAAAAAAAGTCGAAAAAAGTTTAATTTTCTCGACTTTTTAACTATCAAACATATTTCCAATGCAGTTTTCTACCACCAGAAACACCTGCTGTAGAAGTATATCCTTTTAATGCTCTTGTAATTGCAGAACCAGACACACCTACATCTTTACCTGCTTCTGTGGCATTTTTATAGGTCTTTCCTGTTTCTACACAAATCACACTTTTAGAATTGTCACCTGCATCTTTATTCTTTGCTACACCTTCATCCCTTCCCCCTACATTCTTATTATCTCCATCAGCATCTGCATTAGAATTTACATTAGCATTTGCTGAAACTTGCTGTAACGCATTCATTGCTTTTTGTGTCTTAATCTGATTTTCAAGATTTACTTCATTAGTTGCCCTAATCTTCTTTAGCTCCTTATCAAGCAAATAATCATCTCTTTCTTTCTGTGCCTTATCAACCGCTGCCTTATATTCATCATAAGTAGCATATACAGTTTTACCAAGAGCTTTAAGATTCTGGAATGTATCATAATCAGACATAATAACAGTATCTGCATTTGCCATATTCTGAAACACAGACATTTCACTATTTTCAGAAGTAGAAGAGAAATCAACATTAGGAACGATAGTAATAGAATCAATATCTTCCTGAGACAAACCAGCCCAATAAGCAGCATCTTTAGTAATCAATGTAAACCCTTCTCCTACAGTCTTTGAAATAGATTTAAGAGAAGCTGTTTTGAATCCCTGCCTCTTTGCTACACTTACACCAGTTTCATCACCAGTAGATTTAAGAAGTGCAAGACCAAGAGATTTCGCGTAAAGTTCTGCCCCCTGTACTGCAAGACGATATTCAGCAAGACCATTACCGCTGGATTCAACCATCTTCAAATCAGCATCACTACTTTCAACAAGAACGGCTTTATTTACACCTGAATAAATGGAATCGTTCGTAGTGAATCCTTTACCAAACAGAATACCAAATCCCTGTTTATACAAATACTCTCTATAATCTGCAAATAAACCATAAAGAGAAATACATGCATTACAAAGAGACTGCACTATAGGACGCTCAGGCTCAATTGAAAGACTTGTTCCTGTAAAGCAATAGAAAGGAATGTGATCCATAAATCTGCCTTGAATATTAGGATAACGAACCTCTACAGCAGTACCATCTCCAAAATTAACATAGGAAACACCATTTTCATTAGGAGGTGGAGGATTAAAAATACCTATCATACCCTTACCCATAGTATAAGAATAATAAACAGGAGTATCTAGATCATCACCCAGTTCATCTTTTGTTTTAAGTCCTAAAAATCTGTAATTTTCAACAAGAGTTCTAGAAAAAGTAGGATTATCTGAAGTATAATAAGATTCATTTAAAACAACCCAAGATAAAATCTCCTTTCCTTTATATTTAGTATAACCCCAATTAAAAATCTGATAGGTATTATAGACAACTAAAACAGGAAACTGATCTACTTTCTTTTCTAGTGTATCTGGAGGGTCAACTAAAACACCGCACCGACAATACTTCATCACCTCATCCTGTACTTCTGAATAAACATCATAAAATGTCTTATTAGTTGAGTATGAAGGACAAGGAACAAAAGCCACATCCATAATATCAGGGAAATTAAGTGTAGGGTCTTTCTGTTTCAATAGACCTGTAGATGCAATAAAGAAATCATGAGTATATTCAGGAAAAAGAGCATTGTGAAGATACCTGTTATATACTTTTTCACCAAGAACTTTATCAGCAAGCATACCTTCTGTCATAGGAAGATACCTTGTTCTACCTTGCTTAATAGCATCCATTCCTTCAAGACAATCATCTACTAAATTCCACACAGCCAAATATTTATCATAATTGGGATGTGTAGCAATTGTAGGCTTTACTTCATCAAAATTATTCATACTTAAAATCTCCTATATGTTATCCATAATAATAGTTAGAAACCTTCGCTACATGACAATCAATATAAGCATCAAATATAGCATACACTAAAGCATCTACTTGGTCATCATGCTTGTGTTTCATAGATGGTGTAAAACGAGCTAACTCATCCATAAACTCAGCTACCCATGATGCATTTTCAGGCACATGTATTCTGTGAGATTGCATATAAGGTAAACACTGCTGAACACGCAATACCTTATCTCCTTTAGGTGTAACATCAATTAAAGGTAATCGTGTATTCTGCCTTAATGTTTGAATTAACCCCTGTCCTGACTGCTTATACTCAATGTAAAAGCCCTTAAACAAAACATTAGGGAAATTAGTCTTAAACTTAGCTACAAAATTTAATGCATTCTGAACAAGCTGAGGCATTTCCCATTTACCTTTTACTAGGTCAAGAACAAATAAATCGTGTTGCTTATTCTCTGCTGTTAATAAGAATACAGAATTATCAGCAGTTTGTTTTGCACTAACAGCGGTATCAGCAGTAATCCTAAAATTTGTAAGCTCTGCCGGAATATCTTTATATTGAGGAAACCAAGACTTCTGAATCAATACACCACCTTCAGGACTAGGCTCTTGCATATACTGTGACATAAATGTATCAGGGTCTTCTTCTTTTAATGCATGTAAAGCCTCTAACGGTTCTTTATACTCCCAATACGAAGCTTCACCATATTTCTCAAAAGATGCTCCCATATACTTATAAGCCTCATCACGAATAAATGCAGGAAGCTTCTCAACATCAGCAGGTGTCATAATCGCAGGAATATTAATATGTGTCCACTTTAACTTAGAATTAGAGAGCAAAGAACCAGTAGGATCATCTGTGTGTAACCTCTGCATAATCATAAAGATTGGTGTAGTACTCAATGCACGTCTTGAATAAATAGTGTTCGTAAGTTTATTATTACAATCTTCACGAAAAGCCTTAGAAAGAGCATCAGCAGGTTTAATGGGGTCATCAATAATAATACAACCATTAAAAGCATCAGTTTCCATATAACCTGCTCTACGTCCAGTCAAGCCACCGCCAATAGGAAATGCACAAAACTCTCCTATATTAGCACCATCTTTCTGTAATATCCACTCTGACTTTTTATTACTGTCTGCCTTAAAACTAAACCCCGGATATAAAGCTTGAAACTCAGGACTATTTATAACATCTTTAACTGCTACAGAATGTCCTTCCACTAATGAATCAGAATAAGAAGTTAACAAAAAACGTGAATGTGGATTAAGCGCGTAGCAATATAATGGAAATAAACGACTTACAACGCAAGACTTTCCACTGCCGGGGCTAATATTAACAATTACATTACTAACTTTTTTATGTACAACTTCTTCAATCAATTTACAAAGAAACTTATGATGCCAATTAATCTTCATCACCTCACCTGTCATAACTCTAAAGAAGTATGCACAAAACATAAGAAAGTCATTAGCAAAGATTCGCCTCGCTAATTCCTGTTCTTCTCTTGTCTTGTAAACTAATCCATCATCAGCCATTTTCTTTTACTTCCTCATTAAAAACAGAATCAGAATCATCTACAGTCTCAGCTTCAATCACATTAGGATTCGTATCTTGAAGGAAATTACTCTGCATATCTGAAATCATACTCTTAATCTTATCATCAGGAACATTAATAGTAACTTGTCCTATCTGTGTTCCATTATTTGTAGTATCAACACTAGCCTTTTTCCAATGTTCAGAATCACGATTAAGCAGATATAATTCAGCAGCCTTAATATTAGGAGGACTATACTTCTTGACTGTTCTTTTTCTCTGTCTCACAAGATTCTTATTCCTGTCAAAATCCTCTGTAAACTCCTCTTCCTCATACTCGAAACCTTTAGCAGCCTTAATTAGCGCATTCTCTACAGCAACAGTAGTAGAAATGACACCTTGAGTTATAGCATTTCTAAAATCAGGAAACCATAACTCATATTTATTTGCTTTAGTTGCTGTAAGACCTAATATGTTGAGTATCTGTTCTTTGTCCTTCCCCTGCATAAACATTGTAGATACTTGAAATAATAAAGGATGTACAAAATCCCGATAATACTTAATGTCATCGGGAGTAGGACTATCCTTAGGAATAAAAGCAACTGTCTTAGTTTCAACCAATCCATCAGCCATTTTTCACCTTAGCTCCTTTATTCATTATATCAAGCCACTTATCAATATTATGTTCAAGTAGCTGTTTCTCTGCTCTCTTTCTTGCTTTCTTAACTTGACTCATATAATAACCCTTATCTCCAAATAACTCCCTGACTTTTATATCCAATTCAGTAGGATCATTAAATGTTAAATCAGTCTTACCTTTATATGGAAGAACATTACTCAGTAGAATAGGAATCCCCTCTGCATCTGCTTCATATAACCTAATTGCGCTCTTTCCTCTATTAAATGGGCAATCTCTTAAACTCATCAAATATAGGTTAGGAGAATAAGAATTGCGTATAGTAGGGTACATGTGAATGGGTACGTTAGGTGCGAAAATGAAGCTATCTTTATACTTAAGTAGTTTAGCATTGATACCCCCATGAAATACAAATTGATACTTATTCCGATTCGCTATAATCCAATCATCAACACCTGTAAAATCATCAAACCCAACTGTGCCTTTCAAATCCCAATGACTAGAACCACAGGAAATCATAATAACAGGCTTCTTACGCTGTTTATCAAATCTCCTGCTCACATTATTTTCATCATAAATATTGGCAAACCACCACTGAGGAATATAATTGTCTATCACCTTAAACTTGCTGTCAGGTAAATTCAGCCTTTTCATATAATACTTTTTTAATTCATCAGTAGTAACAGTCACATAATCAGAAGCTTTCATGTACCGATAAAGAACATCATCAGTACATGTAGCTAAAGAAGTACGTGCCCCATTATATATAGGACACTCATCATATGACATTACATCATCATAATCAAGAATTAAAGGAAATCCATTCTTATCTGCAATCTCTTTTAATTCACCTTCCCACCACTCAAGAATCTTTGGAAACCCTAAACGCTGTGCTTTATATGCTGTACAATGCTCCAAGAAACGCCTATCATGAATTAAGCAATCAGCCTCCATAAGACGTACACGAGGAATATGTTCTGCAATATAATTTGTAATTGATCTGCTACGATAAAAAGAACATGCAGAGTGTCCTAAGTAACAATTTGCAAAGAAGTGATTGACAGCAGGTAATGTCTCAATTTGAAGTTTCGGTAATGTCATGTAATTCTCCTATATTAAGTGGTGTAGGGTTTTTAGGAAACTACTTGTAATCCAAGGCCACATACCCTACTAACCAAAACTGTTTATAAATCTTTAATACATATAATATAACACGTTTTCTGAAAAAGTCAAGTATATTTTATAACTTTTTTCAATATTTTTATATTATTCTGCTTTAATTGTATTATTCTGTATGATATATCTTTCATAAAACTCATTTTTTCTGGCTTTTGACCAGCTTGAAACGGGTCTCAAGAACCCAACAATTCTCAAAGCGTAATCAACAACAGGCTTTCCACATACAGGACAAGTTGTATATTTCCCTTCACTGACATGCCCATCTTCACACATAGAATGAACGAGATTAAGTGCAAAATGTTCACAGCAAGATTTAACAGCATACTTAATTAAATTCAAAGCCTGTTCTGGAGTAATACGCTCTCCAATCGTTAAGTGAACAATACCACCACCAGTAAGAAGGAGATTAATTCTACCATCTTTATCCATCCTGTCATACACATCAACCTTTTCAGTAAGAGGAACTGTTTGATTACTGTAAATTTCGTAAGGGACAATCTTATCCCCAAATAAAAGTTTATCTGACTTACAGAATCGTTCAGCCATAGCCTCGCCGGGGATAGCCTCAATATTCACATTAAGACCATACTGTTTACCTGCTTTAAGACACGTTTCATTAAAATGCTTCATAACTCTTACATCTCGGTCTTCATCCACACCAAACTTCTTTTCCAATGTCTGAAGCATCTCCCAAAGCCCAAGTGTACCAACAGTGGAGAAACAACGTGAAAGGTCAATCGTACCATCAGCAATCTTAGGCTGTAGACCAACTTCTGTTAGCTTATAGAGAAGTTCTTTATGTGCTTTCAAAATCTTAGCACAATCAAAAACAAGAGTATCAAGTCTCTTTGTAAAATATTCCTCTGATTCTGACATAATAGCGCAACGATTAAGATTGATACAAACAACACGGTGACTGCCCATAGAAATAGAACCTCCACCACCAAAAGAATTTACACTACCTGCATTGTTCATCATATCACCATCAGATAGGAGGCGGCAACACGAAGCAATTTTTGTACCCTCGCTTACAAGAATATTATAATGATGAACAGGTCTTTTAACAAGGTCATTTACAAACTCCATATCTAAAATATTACCATCATCATCCTTAGCAATACAGGCAGTCTGAACAGGGAATGTAAATGGAAGCTTGGTAATCGGGTCGCCAATATCCATAAAATCCATCATAATACGTTGACACTCCATCACATATTCTTGAATATAATCAAGGTCTTTTCCAGTAGCATCAAAATACCACTCCAAATCCTCTAACATTGCTCTCATCTTAGGTCTATCAAAAAAAGAAAGATTCGTAAAAGGAGTCTCACTTCCAATACGTGTTTTATCATTCACATCAAAAACAAACTGCTGAAACATCTGTGTAACATATTTACGTCCAGCACCTTCTTTAATATCATCAAGAGAATACCCATCCATAATCATAACTCTTGCAACATCAAAGAAGAAAGAACCAACAGCAATAGCACCAGCAAGATGACTGTTACTTAATTCATGAATAGTACCTGCAAGCATAGAAACATAAGAATGAAGATGTTTAGCAGGGGCGCATACAGGATTTCCTTTTCTTCCTTCAAGCACAAGAGGAATACCTGACAAAGCCCAACAATAAACACGAAGAATCTTTGTTGCATCATTAAGACCAAGAGTATAATCATACATTTCAGCACTAAGACGGACAGCCTCATCCTTACCATAAAGCTTCTTCATCATACGGTAAAGAGCATCATGACCTGCAATTTTATGATTAGCATTATCCACCTCTGCTTCAACACGAGAAATAGACTTACTATCTTTATTTGCATTATTATCAATCCCATCCGTAGTAAGGTCTGCATACATCATATTCATAACAGAGCCAACATAATCAAACCGTGCATCATCAAAACCCTGAATCTTTAGAAACTCCTTATACTTAGTACTTCCATACGTATCTTTCAGTCTATCACGAAGAGTTTTCTTAATATGTGAACGAGTTTTTGCCGAAGTTCCAGTAGGCTCGAAGCAATCCTCAGTATATTCAACGCCATCAATTGTAATCATAAATTTTCTCCTATCTTTATGCTGTTAATTTATTATATTTACTAAAGTTAAAAGTCCTTATAACATGCCCTTCCATCAACTCATAAACGCACTGGTTTGTATCTTTTTCATATAGTGTTTTACCTTCCCAGCGTCCAGTTTTAAGATAGTCAAGCATATATAAAACTTCCGGTATTATATCCTTTAATTCCCCTCCTGTATATAGCATAACCTTGTAATCATAGTATTTAGCAACCTTTAAATAGTTCACTAAATCATGTTGGTCTTTTCCCTCTCCTAAAATACAGAGATGCTTAGTATGTTTTCGCTTCTTCTTGAGTATTCCATCAAAGGTATCTATATCCATCTCAATACCTTCAGGCTTAGTTTTACCCCAAGAGCATCCATCACAATTGTACCTGCATTGTCCACCTGTAAAGAACGTAAGTGAACCATCAGGAGAAAAAGGCATCTCACTAAACGTAATAGCGTAATCAAAAAACTTCAAGACAATACATCTCCTTTCATATAATTAAGTTAAAGTGGATTAGTCAGTAGTAGAAAGAGAAGCATTCAAGTAACAACTAAAATACTCATCAATATGCTCAAAGGTATATTCCACATTCGCAATATATGCAGACATTACCTTAAAGTTCAACTCTTTCACATCAATCTTAGAAACAATGCTCTCTGGTACAAAAATAGCATCATGTAATGTAACAATTTCATTACAACCAGTATCTTTAACTAATTCTGGAACAATGCTTTCAAACATCGTCTTTCCTTCTGCTATTTGACAAACAACAGAAGCATTAGGTGTGTTTCCTCTAGCTAATTCTCTTCTTGACACTCTTTTTGCTTTTGGATTAGTTTTTAAAATATCCTCAACAATAGAATCTACAATAGCATTTGTCTTATCATAAAATTGCTTCTTAACTTTAGTACAAACATAAAGCGCATCTGCACCAAACTCTTTTATTAGACATTGTTCTACATGATACTGAAGCATTGCCTTATAAGAAACATCTACAACGGAATCAAACGCTTTTAAATCAACACAACCTTTTCTTAAATCTTTTCTTCCTGCTTCACTACCAATCGTCTTGTAACTATTTGCATTATAAAACGAAATCTTTTTATAGTTTTCACCAGTCAGAACATAAGAAATCTTTGAATTATATGTAAGATCATTAAACACAGAAAGTAATACATCCTTACTTAATGTATATGCACAATAACTATACTTATCATAAATAGAACTAAACTCTTCACAAAAATTAAAAACATCTGAATAACTATCGGAATCTTTCATACGATTAATAAAAAGACCACGATACCTACAATCAGAATAACTTGCGAAAATATAAGAAAGAACGCCAAGCTTTACCGTATCGCGTTTATCTTCAAATCCTCCTTGAAGTGCAAATCTGTAAGGGTCTTCTTCTATATTCTCAACATAATTCATAAAAGAATCAGCAAGTTTTGAATTACCTTGTTTTCTCGCAACACAAGCACACTGTACAAAAAACCCAACTAAATGTGCTCCATGCATATCATACACCTCAATCATCTGCTCTCCATTCTTGTTTCTGAGATGTTTACGAAGTTTTTTAGATGCATTATGAAGAGGTGTATATAATCTTCCAAACTTAAAAGACACATTATAAAAATTAGAATTAAATGATGTAAAATTACTATATTCTTGCAACAACTTCTTTGCATTTGTATATTGTGCATAATCAGTTATTACACAACTTTCTTGCTTCATTTTTGCATCTAATTCTTTCGCTTCAGATAAAGTAATACCATATTCGCGTTCAAGATCTTCCATAGAGGCATTATCAAAAAACAACTCTATATATCTATCTGAAAACTCACGTTCATTTTCATTGAGATACTTTTTATTTGCTTCATAACTCTTTTTTAGATTATTTTCAACACGTTCAATAATCTTTTTAATTTCCTCATACATTTCAGAACCTTCACTAACTGCTTCACAAAGTAAGGAACGAGGATGTGCAAAAGATTTAATGGAATAATAATATTTATTTTTTCTTAAAACACGATTATTAAGACGAAGAGACTGTATTCCAAAATTCTTAACATATCGTTTACCATTTCTTAATTGAAGTTTCTCAAAAACAGAATCAAAATCATGTCCAAGAGCATTTGAAATTACTTTTGGAAGCCATGCACCATTTTTGTCTTTACGTAATGGAATATAATCAGTAGTATATAATACCCAAAAAGCAGAAATCATATAAAAGACCCTGCTTCTCATCTTTCGTGTTACTTTGTTAGTAGCACCCTTAATCTTAATCCTGTTTATATCATCAATAAAAGCACTTACAGGAATATAAAATGTAGTATCAATCATTTTTTCCATAGAGTTCCCACCATACAGCTTGCTTTTCCCACCACGGAGCACCTTCTCCTAAAACAAAATCAACATGTGCCCATTCAGAATCAATATCTGGATCGCCAATTAATCCATAAGGCTCATCATCAATTAAATAACTACTAAGAACTTCATAAACATACATAATAGAATCGTATCTTTCATTATTCTGAGTGATTATAGTGAACTTAAAATCAGAAGGAGGAGGTTCTATATGAAAATATACATCTTTCTTTGTATGTTTCATTAAATAACCTTTACTTGCCCAATCCAAACACTCATAAAACTGATAAAAGAAATCTAAACTGAAATATCCATAAAATTTTTCATAAAGTATATCCTCAGACATTCCCAAATAATCATGCTTAGAATCCCAATATAACCCTACCTTCCTATTATTTTTTGGAGTATTTGTAAGAAGAAGCCATAAACCACAAAGATGATTAATAAAAATATCCTTCATTTCCATTGCAAATTCTTTACCATTAAAAGCTTGTGGACACTTTTTAACTGCTTCTGAAAAATCACTCTGAAACATCTTTAATGGAACAACTATAGAACCGTCTTCTTTAATAGACTCATACTTATTATAATCTGTCATGATCTCTCCTTATATGTTACTGTGAAAACCAACACACATAATATAGCACACATTTTCAAAAAGTCAAGTTAAAAGTAAAAGAAAATCTAATTTATCTCGACTTCCTCTATATATTATACTCCATCTTCATCAAAAATGCAATAGGATAACTTAAATTATTCTTATGAAAATTATTATTTATTTTCAGTGCAAGAAATAAAAAAAATAACTTGATTTTTTAAAAAACAATGCTATATTATAATGCAGCAATGACAACAACAACAACAACAGGCGATAGCACACACCCCAACCACCAGAACACCTGATAACAAGGGGGAGAAGAGAGAAGCTATACCATATGGGAGGATGATTAAGTTCAATTCTTGTGTACGAAAATCATGTTTTTTACAAATTAATCTAAAATATTGCAAAGAATTAATTTTCATGATTTTTTGTGAACACCCCTTGCATTTTTCGATTATAGGGTGTATAATATATGGCACAGTAAGATAAACCTTAACAAAAAACATGCAAAACCTAAAGGAGTTGTATAAATTTTATGAATTTTGCAGTAGATGACCGTCCTACAGATTTCAGTCAGTTTGTAGGAAATGAATCTGTAGTCAATGCTATTAAACAAGGTCTGGAAAACAAAACACTTCCTAACGCTATTCTATTTACTGGCTCTAGTGGTACGGGGAAAAGCTCAGTTACAAATCTTATCATCAATGCACTGAATGTAAATAAAGATATTAATTTACATTTTATTGATTGTGGTGTTACAAAAGACATGGAATCCTTCAGGGCTATTGTAAATTCTATCTCTGCTCCTTCTTTTGGTGGGATGAATGAAAATGTAGTATATGTTCTTGAAGAGTGCCATAAGCTCTCTGCATCTAAGAATGCTCAGGAATCTATGCTGTACATTCTTGAACACCTTCCATCTAATAAATATGTAATTGCAACGACTACTGATCCTGAAAAGCTCATCACAACATTTAGAAGCAGGTTTGTTGAATACCATCTTAAACCTCTTACTGCTGATGAGATGTTTAATGGTCTTCTTCTTCCTATTATTAAGAAGCACGAGATTAAAATTAAGAAGAGTACTGTTAATTTGATTATTGAAGCAAGTAGTGGTAATAATCGTAAAGCACTCTCTATTCTTTCTTCTGTTGCATCTTTATCTCCTGAAGAACAAGAAAGAGTTATTGTATCAGAGGCACAAAAAGATGGGGGTAATCTTAAAGACGCATTGAACAACATCCTAAGTCTTAAACCCACGTCAGAATTTCCGTTTATCGAATACATACAAGCACTCAAGAAAACAGATGCAGAACCAGAGCAAGTAAGACAGTTTATTCTATCATACACCGCAAATCTTCTTCCCATGTGTCAGACGAAGGATTTAGTGGATAGGCTTTGCTTCCTTTACGATTTTCTTAGAGATAAACCGTGTTATGATTCACATAGTTGGGGAGTGATTTACTGTTGTATTCGTGAGTATATTAGAAATTTTATTGAATTATTTTAAGATTTATACTTGCATTTTTTAATTTTTATGCTATATTACTCTTACTTTACTCTTAACTTAAAACTGAAAGGAAACCTAAATGAGTAGAAGCAGAAAACATTCACCCTTTATGGACTTTGCTGTAAACAATCGAGGAAACAAAGCTAATAAAAGGGCTTGTAATCAAAAGAGACGTTCGAGTGATAATAAGAAACTGAAGGATATTGCTCGTAATTATGATCCTGATGCTGATTATGATGATTTTATGATGGATGAAAGAGAGGCTATGGACGATTATACATTTAATGGTGATGGCAAAGTCTATATGGATAGAGAATTAAGAGAAATGGATAACGGTAAATATCTTAGAAAGTGAGTATTATGCCTCTTTTTTCTGCACAAGTTCTTTCTGAGCATTACGATAAAGTTTACAAGTTTATTTTCAATCTTTACAATACGGAGGCTAAGAAGTATAATCTTGAACCTGCTCTGAAAATGACGAATAAGCGTAAGATGTTGCTTTCTCGTTATATTGAAGATTATACTATGGATGATGTTTTTATTATTCTTAGAGAATTGAGAAAGGCAAAGAATTTTATTTATGGTTGTTCTTGGCTTACTTTGGACTGGCTATTAAATCCTGATAATCACATAAAGTTGATGGAAGGTAAATATAGGGATTCTAAGTTTTCATATAAACAACCTACTATTGAATCTAAAGCACAATATAAAGAAAGAAAATACTAATGAAATGCAGATGTGGTAAGAATGAAGCTGTATATAATGAAAAATTACAGCAATATGAGCTTTGTGATGAATGTAAAGAAGCCATGTATTCTGAAATGTGTCCTAAATATTTGATTGATATTGGGTTCGGTGGTGTTTATAAGAATGCATCACTAAAGGATTTCAAATTAGATTTCAGGAAGCAACTTATTCTCGATACAGATTCTTTTAAGAGAAACCTTTTACTTACAGGAGATTCTAGTGTAGGGAAGACGTACTTAATGGCATCCATTTGTTCTTATCTGATTAGACACGGTTATACAAGAATTGAAATGAGATTTATGAATTTAATTAACTTTCTCGCCTCTTCTGATAATAACCAGTCTGACTTTGGAATTTATAGTAGAGCAAAGGTTTTATTTATTGATGAAGTAATCCCTTTAAGTTCTGGTGTTGATTACAATATTTTTTATTCTTTACTTAATGAGCGAATGAATAGTGGTCTTGTTACAATTAGTTCAAGTAATTATTCTCTTGATAAATTAAATGGACAGGTTGTTACACGTCTACTCGCTAATAATGGTGTACACTACGAGATTTCTAGAAGATGTTGGAGTAATGAATGAATACAAACGCACGTGAAATTCTAATTGGTCTTATTACAAACAAAGATTTCATTAAACGATACATTGCATTGTTTCCTAAAGGACTGTTCTTAGGTGAGATTGGTGCAGGTGTAGTTGAGAAATGGTGTCTTAAATATTTTGAGAAGTATGGAGAAGCTGTAAATCGCAATATTCAACATGCTTATACTAAATCGGTAGAGAATAAATCACTAAGTGGAGAAGAACTTGAGTTTATCGAGCTTCTACTTTCCTCACTATCTAAAGAATCTGATAACTCAACTGTATCTACAGAATATCTTATTGATGAAGCTGTAGAATATGCAAATAAAAGAAATCTTGAAAATCTGAAATCTAATATTGACTATGCTCTTGATAGTGGTAAAATTCAGGATGCTTTATCTGCATATGAAAAGTTTAAGAAGGTAGAGAAAGGTGAAGCTCTTCCTGTTATTTCTCTTTTTGATAATTCCAAAGTATCTGAACTTGCATTAAAGAAGAGTGCTGAACCGTTTCTTCGTCCTTTAACTGCTAATCCATTTTTAGAAGAAGTCTTTAGTCAGATTGTTCCGTCAGAATATACAATTTATAGAGGACGTTCAAAGTCTGCTAAGTCGTTTGGCGGTTATGCTATTGCTATTCAAGCTATGTTGCAGAAGAAGAATGTTGCTATCTTTTCTCTTGGTGATTTGAATGAGAGTATGGCTGTAAAACGTCTTGTTGGTCTACTTCTGCATCGTCCTACTATTGAAAGCCAAGCTAATAAACAGGTACGCAAACCACACATTGACTGTTATTTAAATAGGTTTAATGAATGCCAGAATATTGAGAGAACTTGCTTTGTTCCGTATAAGAATGAGAATGATGAAGTGAATCCTCAATATGTACCATGCACGAATTGTAAAGGCAAGAAATGTTTCCCCGCATGTGTTACTCATACATTTGAAGATTCGGGTGATATGGTAACTGATGCTGATATTAAAGTGTTCCTTGAGAAAATTAAGAATTATGTAGGTGATAAAATCTTTGACCTATATACATTTTCAGCGCAAGAGAAGAGTGTAGGTGATATTGCTGATATTATTGAAGAAAACTATTATTCTAAAGGAAAAACGCTTGACCTTATTGTGATTGACTATTGGGCACAACTTAAGTTTGAAAGAGGTTCAGAAAAGTATGCTATGTGGGAAAAGACTTCTCAACAGGCAGTAGCTCTTAAGAATTTGTGCCTGAAATACAATACATCAGTTCTTGTATTAGACCAAAGTACGCTACGAAATCAAGAAGGAAGTAGCGAGGAATTAATTAATATCAGTAATTACACAGCATCTCAAGATAAAGATTGTTATACATCATCTCTTATCACTACAAATATTCAGTCAGAGGATAAGAAAAACGGCACACTAAAGATTAAGGTACTGTTCAATCGTTATGGTACTGGAGAAACTGTAGGCGATGGTTATGTTCTTGTATGTAATTGTTTAAGTACAGGAGAGTATGCTTCTGAATCTATTTATATTGATTCTGAGATGATGAAATGTATTGAAGAATTTGAATCTGCACACGGAATTGCAAAGAAGAAAAAGAAATGAAAATAAGTAAGTTAAATGTTCCTATACCAAAGCAGTATACGGTTTTAGATAAGAAAGAAATTGCACAAAAATATTTCTCTTTAGTACATGATAAAGGAAAGATGGCGATTCCTCCCTATACTTATTCTTTTATTATGTCTGATAAGAATATTTATGCAGTTAAGAAAAATGATAAAATAGGTTTCATATTACCTCCTTATGAACATTTTATTATTCCTTCTTACTGTGAAAAGGACGGTAATTATGAGTTTGATAATACCGAATGTATTTATGCTTTTCCTGTATCAATTAAAAAGAATGAGGGAAAGCAAATTAATATGCAGTTTATTCTTCATAGAGATTACACTTTAATGAAATTATATAAACAAAAAAACATACTTAATGGCAAAGGTGAACCTATTCTATTTAATAAAAAAGAGTTTAAGTGGTATCTCGACAATAACAGAGTAAATCAAAACGAAGAATATTTATTTAAGGTAGATGCAGGACAACATTTCTTTAGATACCAAATTGATGATATTAAAGTTATTATTGTATGGGATGACTATTATTCTTCAGTGATTAATATTATTTCTATCACAAATGCATTGGGGACATTTCATAAAAATACTGAATATAAACGAGCTAAACATAATTATTCCGTACCTCCTGTTTATAAGAACGCATTAATGTCCTTTATGAAAATGTTTCCGAGTGGTACGTTATTTAATGCTACTGTTTCTTGTCTTAATGGCATGAGGTCTATTATGTATCATACACTGCAACCAATACAGTGTTTTGATATACGTACTATGATTCAAGAAGACATTAAAGAAGATATAAGAAAACCTAAAGATAGATATGAAATGTATGATAAAGCAAATCTGTGCAAAACAATAAATAATTCAATATTATTAGATAAGATGCAGCTAAAAACACATAAGAAGAAAAAGAAATAAACTTTTTTCGTGATTTTTTCGATTTTACTCTTGCATTTTTCGTGTTTTGGGTGTATAATATATATGCGATTCAATTAAACTATACGAAAGGAAAGTAAATGTATCAGATTCTAAGCGAAGACGAATATTCAGCGCAAGTAAAAAAGATGTTGACGTGGGGAAAGACAACACTTGATTCTCTTGAACATGACGATTTAAGTATTACAAGTCAGATTATGGAGTCGAGTATGTTTCTTGGACGAGTTACAGCAGATGAAGCACACATTAGATTTGCACTTGAACAGAAACGGAGTCTGACGAAAGAAAAGTTAAGACAAGCATGTAATACAAATACAGCAACTAAAGCACCTTCTGAAGCTAAACTTGATTCTCTTGTTGAGTTAGATGAAGATGTGCAGAAATTGGAGGATGTATATGCCGACTTGAAAGGAAGAGTAGTAGTAGCAAATGGTCTTTATAATGCAATCGCTTTTGCTAAACATGAATTTTTGAAACGTAATAAAGCTCGTATGGCAACTGAATTTAATAATACAGGAGATGAATTCTAATGGAAACTGAATTTACTGAACCAAGAGAGAACAACATTGGCAAGATTTGTGTAGTCAAGGAACGTACTAAACTCACAGACAAAGGCAGTTATGTTGGTGTAATTGTTGGCTTTGATGGAGATACTGTATATGTAATGAATTGGAATGGAGTACATAAGACAAAAGAGCATTGCATCATTAAGAATCCTGTTGAGATTGGAAACTATTACAATGTTCTTAAAGATGAGCTTAAACGCATGAATAAGCTTGTTAAAAATTATGAGAAAAGCATGCTTGCAACTGAAAAGCCTCTATATAAGAAAAGTATGTATTGGGATTCTTATGTAAAAAGCAATATTTTCACGGACAGACAGAAAAAGCTTACAGAATGGAAAATTGAAACTCTCGCAAATATTACTGATATTGTAGAAGAGAAAAGAAACCGTTATAATGAATATCAAAGTTATAAGTGGTATCTGGAAAATTTAATTGAAGATATTAGACAACACATTCGTTATTAAGAACTTACAAATGCGCGGTTCGTATATCGGTTTGATTACCCGAGGCTTATACCCCCGAGAGAGTGGTTCAACCCCACTACCGCGTACCAAATATAATTCAATAATATAAAATATAAAACATTAAAGGAGAAATTAAAATGTCACTAAATCTAAATCATCACTCTCTTTCAGCCGAAGCACTAATTAAAATTTGCCGTGGAGAAAATGTATCAGGACAAGAAACACCTAAGACAAATACCCCTGTTGATAAGACTGCATTCTTTACTGCACCTAATGGTCTTGTAAAGTTTGAGATTCCGAATAAAAAGGTACAGGTTAAGTTTGATGTTCTTGAATTTAAGCTTACCAATCCACTTCACAAAGATTTCATTAATGCAGGTGTTTGGGATGTTCGCGGTCAGTATTATTGGAATTACTTTGTCACTGTACATGAGGCGTTCCCGAAGTCTATTGTTTGTATGAAGAATTACGAAGTTGGCAAGAAAGCTAAACATGATGCTGTCTGTGATCTTCTGTGGAATGAAAAGGCTCTGGATTACACTCGTATTTCAAAGCGTTATGTAGTTATGCTTCTTCGTCTTCATCCCAATGCTGAACTTGGTATTAATGATTATACATTTGCTTATTATGTTGATACCTATGGAAAACTAGCTAAGGCTATTACAGAAACACTCGACAAATACCTTAATAGAAACGACATTACTAAGGTTAATTTCTCTAAGTGGGATGATACTGGTCTTACTGTAACTGCATTCTTCTCTGAACTTCCGTCTTCTCTTGGTAAATCCTATTTTGGTACGAATGATGTTGATTTCATTCCACGAGAGAAACAGCTTACACAGGATGAATGTAACTTCCTAGAGTCTCTTGATATGTGTGCAGGTATTAAGAAACCTACTGATGCTGAATATGAAGATTTCTGTAAGTATCTTAAGATTGCAACAGTTAAGCATCCTGAAAAGTATGTGAAGAAAGGTTTTGAAGCTCCTGCTAGTTTTATTGCTGAAGTTGGTTCTAATTCTACGCCAAATGTACCGAAAGTTGAATCTTTTGATAAGCCAATGACGGAAGAAACAGTAAAGGATGAAACTAAAACTGCTTCTAATGACGATGAGTGGTGTTGAGTAAATAGAAACTGTGCTCCTTACCATGCAATTTCCGACAACCCTCCGGCATGGTAAGGAGTCTTTTAAGGAGAATATTTTATGACTGAAAAAGTAACAGAACTACTTGAAAATGCATCTGAATGTGATGTTTCAGGTGTTTTTGAGAATAGCATCCTGAAGAAAATTCCAACAGAACAGTGCATTTCTACAGGCATTACTTTACTTAACCTTAATCTGTCAGGCAATAAAAATGGCGGTTTTCGCAAAGGTTCGTTGGTTCAATTACTTGCAGAAACAGGTGTAGGTAAGACTCTGTTTGGCTCTTATGTAATGAAGACTGCTATTGAAAATCCTGCATTTAAGAATTATAAGATGCGCTTCATTGATAAAGAAGGTGGATTTAACATTGAGTATCCTAAAGAAATTCAAGATAGGATTGAAACTTATAATTCAACTAACTGTCCTTCTCTGTCTACTATTGAACGTACTCTTATTATGATTTGTAACTGGCTTGATGAAGGTGTTCCTATGATTATTTGTCTTGACTCTACAAATGCCTTTATTTCACAGAATATGCTTGAGAATCTGAAAGCTAATAGTAAAGTTGTAAGTAAAGACACAGAAGATAAGCAAGGAGAACTGAAAGAAGATATGATGGGACAAGTAGCTAAAGCCATGTCTAAATATATGCCTATTGTTAAGGAGAAGCTTGATAGAACAGGCTCACTTATGCTTATTATGAGTCAATATCGTGATAAGATTGGTGCAGGTATGTTTGACGAGAAGGTCTATACAAGTGGTGGTAAGGCTATTGAATATTCATGTGATTATAGGCTTCAATTCAAAAAAGGTTCTAAGATTACACAAGTTACATCTAGTGGAAGAAAAGTTGATGCTGGATGTATTGTGAATATTACAGTTAAGAAGACTCGTGGCAATGGTCTTCATCTTACGTGTGCTATTCCATTTAAGGATGGTATTGGTTTTAGTGATATTCAGGCTATGTTCAATTATCTAAAGGAAACTAAAGTAATTGAACAAAAAGGTGCTTACTGTGTGTTTCCTGCTATTTTTGGAGAAGATAAGAAATTCGAGAAAGATATGCGAAAGGCTATTGGCACTAATCCTGAGTATCTTGAGAAAATGAAAGCTGAATCTGAAAAGGTTTGGTGGGAAGAACAGGAATCTATTTATGATCCTTTCTAAAATATAAAAGGAGGTATTATTATGCTTGATATTAGAAAAGGCGATAAAATCAGATATTCGTTTGTGGTGTATGGAACTCAGTGCATTGCAGAGGGTATTGTTTCTGAAGTTAAGGAAGATGGAAGTTGTGTAATTGACCAAGGTAAGAAAATCCTTGTTGTTGACCATACCAGTGTTCTAAGTCGTTTTCCTAGAGAAGAAGAAACTGTTGCTCCTGAAGCTCCTGTGACTAAAACTGAAGAAGAACAGTTTAATGAGAAACATACAGGTATTTCTCTCTATAAAAAAGAAGAAAAGCCAAAAGAAGAAGTTATTAAGAAAGAAGAAGTAAAACCTGAAACTACAAAAATAAATAAGAAATTCAATCGTCTAGGAGATATTAATGACTAAGAGAACAAAAGCATCTATTACTGTTTCGCGTACAATTCAACTACAGCCTTATACTCCATACAAGATTGAGATTACTACAGATATTGAAAATGCTGAAGGTCTTAATTGGGATGATATTAGTAATGAAGAAAAGTACCTGAAAGATTATGTAGATGCTTGTGTAAATGATACTATTACTGAACTTAATAATGGTTTGAATAGTATGAAGTAAATGCACCCTACCTCATTCTAAAGCAAGATGTTCTCCCTCCCTTACATCTACTGCTTTAGAATGGGGCTTTTAATAATACACTAATAGGAGAATTAAATAATGGGAAAAGACAATATGATTAGAAGCCTTGTTGATATGTATGAAGCTTTTGATTGTGATTCTAAAGCTATGAAGGATTATCTTGATAAACGTATGCTGATTATTGGAAGCAACCTCACAGAACAAGATAAGATTCTTCATCTATATGAGGAACGTGATACAGAGATTGATGGTTTCAAGGTGTGTGAGTGGGATGGTTTTATAGCTGCTTGTGAATATTTTGAAAAGAGGCTTGCTGACAATGACTTCTGAAAAAGATAAAGAAAATAAAGTCTATTCTATCGTCAATGGAAATATCCTTCTCAATTCTCTTGATTATGTTTTTATTGCACAGGACGGTAAATATAAGATTAAAAGAAAGGATAAACTTACTTGTTATGATACTGTAGTTATGTGTTCTGACTGCGGTTTATCCCCTGCAATTCAATTAGACAGATGTGCAAATAAAGATTTAGATGATTTTACTCTTTGTCTTACTTGTTTAGAAGACTTTATTGGAAATACGAAAGGAAAATAAAATGCTTAAAGTTGCAAGTCGAAAAGGTTGTGGTCTTTGTATGACTGTAAAAGCTATGTTAAAGAAGAAGAAAGAAGCTTATTTTGAATATGATGTTGAATCTGATGAAGGTCGTATTATTCTAAATATTGCAAAGTCAAGAGAACTTCCGATTCTTCTTCTTGATGACGGTACTGTTTATAGCGGTATGGAATCTTATAATTATGTAAAAACACTATAAAAGGAGAATTTATGAAACTTGAAATTATTGCTGAAGCCCCTGAACTTATGCCTAAGAAAGCACATGAAGAAGATGCTTGCTTTGATATTTATTCTTCTGAAGATACTGTAATTCCTGCTGTTGGTTCTAAAGCTGTTTCTACAGGAATTAAAATGAACATACCTTCAGGCTATTTTGTCGAAGTGAGAGCTAGAAGTGGAATGGCATTTAAGAAAAACTGTTTTGCTTTCTTCGGTTCAATAGATTCAGGCTATCTTGATGAAGTTAAAGTTCTTCTTACAAACGATAGTGTTGATCCTTATTATGTAAAACGTGGTGATAGAATTGCACAGTTTAAACTTACAAAACTAGAACCAACTGAAATTGTACCAGTAGATTCTTTTGGTGATGTTTTTGATAGGGGCGGAGGTTTCGGTTCAAGTGGTCAATGATGGAGGTTGCTTATGAATCTTTGCGAAAATTGCATACATGGTGAAAAGACAGAACAAGGTGATTATCTTTGCGACTTCTGGGGATTTGTTGATTACTCTAGAAATTGTGGAAGTTATAAGCCTTTTAATAAGAACATAAAAGAATATGATGAAGATGAAGGAGACTGAATAATGAGTGAAGATGCTTGGACTTGTGATAATGTTCAAAAAGAGATTCGTAAAGTATGTGATGATATTGCAGAACTTTTAATTACAAAAAATCGTAAATACGGAAATTCAGCACTATCTCCTCAGCGTATATTCTCTAAAGCATCTCCTATTGAACAGATTAATGTACGTATTGATGATAAACTTTCTCGTATTAAGAATCAACAGGAAGATGAGGATGAAGACGTTGAAAAAGATATGGTGGGTTATCTGATTCTAAAAATGGTATGTAAGAAACTATTAAAAAAAGAGGAGAATACTAATGTCTAAACTATTCCAACATTATTGTGATTGTTATGGTTTTCAGACTTATTTGTTTATAGGAAGCCAAGAAGAAATGTTACAAGAGCTCCATAAAGCCCCAATTCATTTTAATAAAGAAAGTCTAAATAATTTTGTAAGTAGTATTAAATCCTCAGATGCTGGGCTTACTGTAGATTTAATTCCAGAAGAAGGAGCTAAAAAATATCTAATATGTTTGCCCGGTTTTGAACGTTCTGTAGATTGTATTACTACTTTATCACATGAAGTTGCCCACGTAGCTCAACTTGCATTACTTGAACGAACTATAACTGACCTGCAAAATGATTCTTGTTTCCATTGTTTTATTTATCTACATGATTCTCTGTTTCGTGTATTCTTAGATAAATTAAATAAATGGATAGATGCAGAGAAGAAAAAAGATGAAGCAAAAAAGAAAGAAGAAAAGGATAAAGAAAACATGAATGATAATATTGAGTCTGTTGTTAGTAATGAAGAAGAATCTACTGCTGATGTAGAACTGAAGAAAGAAATTGAGAATAAAGAGAAAGCAAAGAAAAACAAGAAAAAGTAAGAGTTTTTTCGATTTTACTCTTGCATTTTTCGTGTTTTGTGCTATATTATATGTACAGATAAAATTCATGATACTGTAGGTCAGAACAGTTAGTGATTAATTCTTTTTGCGACCCATAGAGGTGAGTAGCTGACAACTCATTTCTGTGGGTTGCTTTTTAAGAAGGTGTTAGTATGAAAACATGTATTATTGAAGGATGTAATAATGAATGCGAAAAAGGAAGAAGGTATTGCAGAGAGCATTATTTAGAAAGAAAAAGAAAGCAAGCAAAAGAACATTTTATAAAATTTGGGAGATATAACTATAATTGTATTTGTGCGCTTTGCGGAAAACATTTTATTGGGGCAAGAAAAGAAACTAGATTTTGTTCAAAGGAATGTTTAGATAACTATTATAAAATAGACTCACACGATGTTATGGGACACTATTTATTCAAAGAGAAAACATCAATAAATGAACATAGAGCTATAGTAGAAGAGTTATTGCATTTAAAACTTAGCTATAATAAAGTTATACATCACTTAGATGGAAATCCACAAAATAATTCTTTGAGCAATTTAATAATACTTTCGCGGTCAAATCATACAAAACTCCATGCATTTTTAACTAAGAAAAAATTTGAATTAATTAAACAGTTTGGAGAAAATATAGATGATTATTGGAATAGTATTAAAGTAAAGATTTCTGAAGAATGGTTTAAAACAGAAAAGAAAAACTATATAAAAGCATCTGAAATAGAAAATCAGAAAAATATTGAAGAAATTTTGGGTTTTCTTTAAATTTTCTCTTGCATTTTTCGTGTTTGTGGTGTATAATATATAGCGTAAGTTAATTGATATGGAGCGTTACGTAGAATTGGCTTATCGAGCGAACTCAAAATTCGCTATTTGTGGGTTCGAGCCCCACACGCTCCACCAACCTTTTAACTTCACTGCTCTTTAATAAATTTTGCAAACCAAAGGACATTTAATCATTTCCGTATTTATTATTAATTAGGTTTGATTGTTTGTTTTGTTGCGAAGCGTTCATCATGTGGTTAGGTGTTCTTTGGTTTGCTTTTTGAATTTCAGTAATTGCGGGGGAACAGTCCCGGTGGACTGGCGAGTCTCATAATCTCGAAGGTTCGGATCATCCCCGACCCCCGCAACCATTTTAATAATACAATATAGGAGAATATGCAATGCTACGAGACAGTAAAGGACGTTTTTGTAAGGCTAATAAAGAACTAAACACTAAAGTAAAGTCAAATAAGATTCCATTCCTATCTAAGAAACACACAAAAGACGAAGAGAACTTTGTGGAATGGTCTGACTTAGGAAATGGACTTAATCTAAATGAAATTGATGAGCCTATTAGTATTCATGTCAAGATTAAGGAAAAAGATAGATTTGATGACTGTGTAAATAACGCTTGTATTTTTGATAGGCTCGATTGGGATGAACGCGCTAAATTTATGGCGAAACTTTCAGATTGTAGTGAACCTGTTTTTTGTGACGTAATAGATGGCCCTGATTGTTTTTCTATAGGTAGGTCATGTTCTGATTGTTTTGAGGATTGGTTTTTTAATATGTTTACACCTGAAGTATTCCATAAAATTCTAGGAGATTAAATTATGACAAAAATTTATTCAAGAGATTCAAAAGGACGTTTCTGTACTTCATCTAACCCTGAGCTTAAAACACTTAATTTTCTTATGAATAAAGAAAGTAAAAATATTGATGTAGCAAGACTTATTGATATTCTAACAAACTCTATGTATAAAGCTAATGTTCGTTTTGCAGATTATCTCAGAGATGCTTGCAAATCAAACCCTAATCGAAAATGTACTGTAGATTTCAAAGTAAACGAACCTTCTATTGTTTGTATTGTTGGTTGGGAACAGGTATGAATAATTTTGAATTTATTAAGAAATGCACTAGAACAGAATTAGCAAAACTTCTTGTTGAATATGCCGAAACTGTTTTTAAGTATGCAGAGAAAGATACATATGTTCAGAAAGTAATTAATGCTGAAACATTTCTTACAAGTCAAATTGATACAAAGAAACGGATTGCTTACGATAAATAACTTAAAGGAGAATTGAATTATGTACGATGCTGAAAATTGGGAAGACTATGTTCAGATTCGCTATCAAGATGAAACTGAAGTTCTTACAGTTGATAATGATGTGCGTTTTAATCCTGATGAAGATGTAGATTATGTGAAGTGTGATGCTTTTGTTGAGGAGTAATAAATGCACTTTGTATTTTTAACGAGATGCTATACTCCATACAAGCTTGATGCTGTAAAAGAAAGTATCAAGCTTGTATTTTCTAATACAGAACACACTTATCTTCATTGTATTATTGTTGATGTAAAAAACAGTGAATGTAATCCAAACGCATATGTAAAATTTGATGATGAAAATACGAGAATAATTTTCAAGTCAAATAAACCTGAAAATGATAAGTATAATATTACAGGTTTAAATGAAGTAATTAAAGAATTAGGCAAAGACGGTTATGTTTATGTTTTAGACGATGACAATACTTTACATCCTGATTTTCTAAAAGTAGTAGATTATATGACTGGAAATGAAGATTGTGTTGTTTTTAAGTGTGTAAATTATGATTTAGAATGGGGTAATAAAAATATATTGTCGGGAACTTCTGTAGGTAAAATTGATTGGGCTTGTTATATTACAAAGTTAAGTACAATGAAGAAATTAGAAATACCAACAGAAAAAAGTATTAGTGCTGATGGCTTATTTTTTGAAAGACTGAGAAATAATAACTGTAATATCAAGCTTACAGGAAAAACATTTGCTTATTATAACCATTTAGGAGTACAAAAGAAATGAATTTAATTGAACCTTCTGTAAATATTGTTCCACCTATGCCTACATTTCAGAAGATTGAGATGATTACAAGGGTATGTACAGGAACACAGGATAAATGTTCTAATAATGAAACAGATGCAATGATTTTTTGTAATAAACTGATTACACGAGGTCATATGTCTCCGTTTGAACATGTTAGGCTTTATTTTAAGTATAACCCCTGCCATCAATCAAAACTGTGGTATAGAGATAAACATCCTTATGGCGTAAATGACAGAGTTGTTGGTTATGATGGTTATTACTATAGTGCAAATTGTAGAGATTTGATTGCTGAAGGTGAAACTCTTGAAAAAATGTTAGAGTATGAAGAAGAAGCTAATTATATGACTGTTTGCTTTGACATTGATATTGGTCTTTCAAGAGAACTTATTAGGCATAGACAAATGAGCTTTATGGAACGTTCTACTCGTTATTGTGCTTGTGATACATTTGTTATCCCTCTGCCTGTTTGGAATGAATGGGATAGAGGAAGTCGAGCATCTTTTGAATGTTTTTGTGACGATGCTCTTGCTAATTACAATATTATGCTTCAAGGTGGTGTACAAAAACAGTATGCTCGTGCTATGTTACCTCTGTGTACTGCAACAAAACTTTATGTAACTGGAATGTATAATCAGTGGGTAGATGTTCTTAAACTTAGGCTTGGTACTGGTTCACATCCATCAATGAAATATATTATGAATAAACTTGTTAATCTACCTGAATTTCCTGAACAGATTAAGAAAGAGGTGCTTGCATGACAGAAAAATATAGTTACAATAATGTTGTAGAAAAGCTATTTGATTTTGATGTTGTTTTAAGGCACTTTTGCATTAATTATAGAAAAGAAAGAAGCAATAAAGTATATCAGTGTCAAGACTGCCCTTTTCACAGTGATGTTGGGTGTTTTCATGTTGGTGTTCATGATTTAACAAAATATTTTAGAAATTTATATGAAGAAATTGATGCGAGAGAAGAAGAATATGCAAACAAACAAGGGTGGACTGGAGATGAATGAAATTATTATAGCAAGTACAACTACAATAGATAGATTAGATAAGGTATATATTCTTTTTAATTCTATAAAGAAAACGAAGAGTCCTGAAACAAAAATCACATACTATCTTTTTGTACCCTGTAATGATATTGCTTATTGTATTGAATATTTTAAGCCTCTTGTAAGTACTGATTTTTATGTAGTTATCAGTAACTTGGATATTTTTGCTCCATATGTACATACACCTGCAAGAAATCATGTTTATTACGCTAAGTGTTTGTTTCCTTCTTATTTCACTCAATACAAAAAGATTCTTTATTTAGATGTAGATATGGTTTTTGTAAATAAAGGAATTGAAGATTTATGGAATGAAAATATATCTGATTCATATATAGGGGCTTGTATTGATCCTACTTGGCAACATTGCTCTAATTATGTATTTGATAAAATAAATTGTAAAACAAAAACTTATTTTAATGCTGGTATGATGCTTTTAAATCTTGAAAGAATTAGAGAGGAAGGAAAAGCAAAAGAACTCAGAGATTGGTGCATGAGCTGGAACTTAAGAGAACTTGCTTGTAATTGTTTTGACCAAACTCTTCTTAATTATATTTTAAGGGAGAAAACTACAATGATTAACTTCAAATATAATAACAGCTTGCTTTCTTGCCTCGGTATTGCTAAAGATGCTTATACGTATTATTTAAATTCTATCGGTTATGCAAAACCTGAAGATTCATTAAATGATGCTGTTATTCTTCATTTCTGTGGTGCTAATAAACCTTGGGAATATCACAACATTAAAGATTCTGATTTTCCATATAAAAAAGAAGCAGTAGAAATTTGGTCTATTATTACGGTAGATACATTAAACAGTGTGAAGAAGAAAGGTTAATATGAATAAAGATAATGTTAAAATTGATTGGACTAAATATGTAGATGCTATTTATTGTATCCATTTTCTCCCTTACTGGAATAGATTGAAAAAAATAGAAGATAATTTGCAGTATATTAATGTTTTAGATAGTCCTATTTTTAGTTGGCATTTCACATATCCCAATGCCTTTGATGAGATTATTGCAAGTTATATGAAACCTACTTATATAGACTATCATACTGAAAGAAGAAGATTATCTATTAATGTGACTCTTGCTTATCACAGTATCTTTAGAGAAATACAAGAAATAGGATATGATAAAGTGTTGATTATTGAAGATGATTGCACTTTTATTTATGGGAAAAAGCCTTTATTTGTTGAAACATTAGAAAACCTTCCTGAAAATTGGGATTATATTCAATTTGATAAAGCACGTACTTTAGGTAGACCAGAATACTTTCCTTTTTTACAAACACTTACAGATGGAAAATATTTTTTAAGTAATTACACAGGTGGGTATTGGGGAACAACTTTTACATTATGGTCTAAAAAAGCTATAGATATTGCAGTAAAAAAGCAAGAGAAAGAGTTTTTTATTTCAGATCATCTTTTAGCGAATAGAATTGATCCTGAATTGAGTGACTTAAATAGATATATTCCGAAACATTCTTTTATATATCAGGCAAGTGCTATTCCTTCTTATTCTTTTTCTTGATAAAATGCATTAAATTCTAAATAATCCTCTTGTTTTTCTTGTTTCTTTGTGGTATAATATATAGTATCAAACGTAAAGTATAACCAATATAGGAGTGAATGTATGACAGAAATTAATCTAAAAACTATGATAATTAAAGATTGTGGACTAATGTTTTCTAAAAAGTACTTGAAGCTTTTTAATTCGCCTAAAGATAATAAAGAAAGAGCAAGAATTAAGTTTACTCCTGCAATTGAATATAAGCTAGTGGAGATTAATAAAAATAGGAATAAATAATAATGTTTGGTAGCTATGACATTACTTTTTGCGATAATGAAAACTGTAAGAAGCGCAAAACATGTGAACGCAGAACAGATAGGCTGAAAAATTACCCCTATCCTGTTTCTATGTCTCACTTTGAACCTGATAAGAATGGTAAATGCAATGAATATTTAAAGAAAGAAGTATATAAACCAAAGACAGCACAAGAAAAAGCAGATATGTTGTTTGTTGAATACTTAATGTACAATAAAGAACATAAATTTGAAGAGTGGATTAAAAAATAAATGAAATTCACTGAAATATCCTCTGAACAAGCTATTACATTCCTTTTACCTCGCCATTATAGTGGAAGAAAGCCTAATATTAGTATTGCTTTTGGATGGTTTGATAATGATGAACTAAAAGCCGTATGCACTTTCGGTAAACCTGCTTCTCCTTGTCTTTGTGATGGTATTTGTGGTAAAGAGTGGACTAGTAATGTATATGAATTGAATAGGCTTTGCAGAACAGAAGATTTGCATGAACAATTATCTCAGTTTGTAGGGATGTGTTTAAAAGAACTAAAGAAAAAGAATTGGATTATTGTAAGTTATTCAGATACTCAAATGCATCATAATGGATATATTTACCAAGCATGTAATTTTATTTATACTGGATGCACAAGGCAAAGGACTGATATGTATACAGCAACAGGAAAACATAGTAGGCATTATAAGCATGAAGAACAATCTGGATTAAGGAAAGTGAGAAGTTCAAAACATAGATACATATATTTTTGTACATCAGATAAGAAACTGAAACGACAATGGATGAAAGATTTGAAATATCCTATCTGTCCATACCCAAAAGGTGTAAATGAGAATTATGTTTTAGGTGAATATATTAAAGATGTTTTAGTACCTGATAACCGTATTATAAAGGAGAATGCAAATGTCTAAAAAACGCAAAAAGAAATTCACACAAGAAGAACTCACTCAGAAACTTCTTGCATCACGCGAAAAAGTAGAAAAGAATCGTGAAGAACTACAGAAACGAGGATATACACCGAAAGATATTATGCTTATTAAGTTTATGCAGAAGCCTACTCTACTACGTGCATGTAAGCTTAATTGCTGGGAATGTCAGGGCTACTCGTGGGCAGAAGCTAAAGCATGTAAGAATAAGCGTTGTCCTTTCCATTCATTTGTGTTTAGAGGTAGAGGTAATAAGAAAGACCTGTTCACTCATTATAGACAGCAGATGATTGAAGCAGGTGAACTTAATCCTGAACTTGATGTTAATATTGATTTCAGTAACCTATTAGATGAGGAAGAAGATGCTGATTGAAGATTTTACTCCCATTGTAATTGGTATTGTTCTTATCGGAATTGCTGTTATTTTCGCTATTTTTTAATTTTTGAACTTAATTTTATAGAAAAACATACTAATAATTCTATAAAACAGGAGAAAAGGAATGAAACATAAAATTGAGAATATAGAGTATTGTGTTCCTTCTCGTTATTCTTATTGTTTAGGTATTCTTAATGTAGATATTGATGGAAAGCACTATACCTTCGATAAACCTTTTTGGATTCCCGGAGGAGAGAAATTTATTACACAAGACGGTGCTCATTATACAGAAGAAAGTGATTGGGTATTAGATGAAGAGTTTATCCCTGAAGAAATAACAAAAGAAATTGCAGAAAATATAATTGAGGCTATGAATAATGATCCGAGAATATTAAAAGGTCATTGTGGAGGTTGTCTGTGATATGCCTATAGAAATTAAATCATATAGGTGTTCTTATTGTGGTGCAATGTTTAATGATTGGAGAGAATGTTACAACCACGAACACGAAAAACACGATTGTATGCACTGTAAGAATGTTGAATGGACAGGGCCGGGAGAATTTGAATGCTCTAAAAGGAACTGTAAATTTAAAAAAGAAACTATATAAATAAGTAAAGGAGAAAAAAATGGAATATAAAGCACTTACATTAGAAGAAAAATTAGATTTATGTATTAACACTTTAGTTCATGCTTATCTAAAAGAAGGGGATTATAATACCGAAATCACAGAAACGCTTTTACGAATTAAACCGAGTGCTGTTATGAGGATAAGAAAAGCATTAAATCCTGAATTATTTGAAGAACCACCTAATTTTAATGCATATTTTAAGAAATTGAAAAAAGTACTTAAAAAGATACCAAAAACTAAATCTGTTTATACTGAACTTGATCCAGATCATGCAGACTATATTAAATCTGCATTCATTGTAGAAGCTAGTAACTATTTGAAGGAGAACACAAATGGCTAAAAAACGCAAAAAGAAATTCACACAAGAAGAACTCACTCAGAAACTTCTTGCATCACGCGAAAAAGTAGAAAAGAATCGTGAAGAACTACAGAAACGATAAAAAATTAAACTTTTTTCATATTTTTACTTGACTTTTTATTACTTTATGCTATATTATATTATAAAATAAATTTTTTGAGTAACCGGATGCAGAACGGTGAAAAATAATTGATGAAGTTATTGTGGTCTGTTGGTGTGTATCTGCATTGCATACTGACAGACCATTTTAGTTAGGAGAAGAAAGTATGGGAAAAGGGATAAAAAGAACAGATGATGATTTTAAAAGAGAATTATTAGAAAAGAATCCTAATATAATTCCTTTAGAGCCTTACACAAATAGTAAAGCCTATATAAAAGTTAGGTGTAAGATTTGTGGGCATGTTTGGAAAGTCAGAGCCAATCGTCTTTTGCAAGGGTCGGGCTGTCCTGAATGTGTAAAAAAAGCAAAAACAGGTTCTTTAGAATTGTTTTTAAGTAGATTAGAAGCTATTTGGGGCGATTTAATTAAATATGTAAGTTCTTTTGAAAAAATGAGTTCTAAATGCAAAGTACAATGCTCAATTTGTGGTCATATTTGGGATGTGTATCCTCACAGTCTTTTTAAGAAACATGGGTGTCCAAAATGCGGATATAAAAGAAATTCTGAAAAACAAATAATGCCTTTACCGGAAATGTTAGAAAAAGTAAAAGAAATTCATGGTGATTCTATTATTTATATGGGCGGTTATAATGGTACAATGAAAAAATGTAAATGGAAATGCGCTCTTTGTGGTTATGAATGGGAAGCAAGACCTGACCACATAATTAATGATGCTTCAGGTTGTCCGTTTTGTATAACATCATCTATGGAGAAAATTGTACTGCAAGCATTAGAAAAGAAAGGCATTCAACCAATACATAATCAACATTTAGAAGGTTGCTTTTACCCTGTGACTAATTATCCTATTTCACCAGATTTTATAATTGAAACAAATAAAGGAAAACTGTGCATTGAAACAGACGGTAGACAGCATTTTGAACCTTTATTTAGTGATAAACAAAAATTTAAACTTCAGTGGGAAAGAGACAGATATAAAGACAAAGTGTTAAAAGAAAAAGGATATATTTTAATTAGAGTAACTTCTTCTAATAAGAAATGGGGAACAGAAAAACATATTACATTAAAACAACTATTAAAGCTAATTGAAATAGGTATTAATTCAGAAACAGGAGAAATAAATTTTGAATTGTTTAAGCAGTATGACTTCAATAGAGAATAAATTTTTGAGATTTTTTTTTGTTTTGCTCTTGCATTTTTCATGAATGTGCAGTATAATATATGGAGAAACTATTAAACTTTAATATAAGGAGAATGGGCTATGTGGGGAACATACTACAAAGGAGAGTTTTATCTATCTCGGATTGGTAAAAGAGACTTAGATGAAAAGTATCAGGAATGTAAAGACCTGAACGATAGGCTTTGGAATCAGATTCTTGCTATGTGTGCTATGACTCCTCCAGTATATGCAGAGTCAGAAGTTGGAACTAAATATCCTTGGGCTGAATATCTTGATGATAAACTTCGTGATTTTAAGGAAGAAATGGAAGATAACTACAGACTAATGGAACGTATTTCTGCATGTCAAGAGGTGTTAGAAGAAAATCCAGAAAATGTAACTGAAGGATAAGATTATGGGACACTATGTTTTTTACGACTATAAGGGCTGCCTAGATGATATGTATATAGATGACCTTGAATCTAAGCTAATTGAACTGCAAGATGATAATGATACTATGTGGAATGAAATCTTGCAGTACATTTCAGCAACTCCACCTATTACTATTCCAGATGATGAAGGAAATCCTATGTCTTTTATTGAATACATGTCAGGTCATATTAAATATCTACGGAATCATATAGAAGAAAATGACAGAATGATTACACAGATTAATGATTGCCTTGAAACTAAACGTGAACACCCTGAAAATGTAAAGGAGTGCTAATATGGCTGAATATAAACTACCTACACCTGAAGAACGTATACAAGAAGCAAATAAGAAAATCAGTCGAGCTATTTGTCTTATTCAATCTGCTCAGGAAATTGACTTGGAATTTGCATTTGATAAGACTGATTGGGATGATGAAGTGAGATGGGACTTAGATAGAGCACTCAAGTATCTATCTTATGTTGTTGCTTCTCTTACTATTTGGAATGATGAAGACGAAGAAGGAGAATAATACATGTCTATTAATGAAACAATGACTGAAGAAGAAGCTAATAAAAGACTTAAAGAAGCATCACATCAAATCAGTAAAGCAGTCTGTCTTCTTAAAGTAGCACGAGATTCTATTGATTATGTTTCAGATGAGATGAAATGGGATGTTCTGGCTCTCTATGATGTTGATGAGGCAGTAAATCATCTTGCATATGCTCTTGCTGATATAGATACACTTGATACAGATACAGGATATATTAATAAATATTAAGATTTTTCGAGAAATTTTGATATTTTTTACGATTTTCACTTGCATTTTTCATGTTTTGAGTGTATAATATATAGTGTCAAGATTGTTTTTCGGTGGTTTTGTTGACATTCTTGATAGCCTCCTTGGGAAAATCCTATGATATGTCCGTCATAGGTCTTCGATGCTCTGCCGAAGTCTTAGAGTATGCAGAGAAAGTGTTTTGCGTTCTGAATCACCTAATCAGTTCGCTGGAGATAGGTAAAACACACCTTCTGTAACGCTCCTGTTGCAGTGCTTTTGTTAGCCCTGTGGTGTAATTTGGTTTTGCACAGTAGATTTTGATTCTACTAGTCAAGGTTCAAATCCTTGTGGGGCTGCCAAATTTTATAAAGAATAAAGGAGAATTTTATGGTTTTTAATCGTTCACACAAAATTAAACTTTATCCTACCAAAGAGCAAGAGGCTAAACTTGCTCAACAGGCTGGATTAGCTCGTTTTGTGTATAATTGGGCGATTGATCAAAATGAAAAAGATTATCAAGAATATAAAGAAGGAAAACGAGAAAAAGCACCTTCTTTTTATGATTTAAGTAGAGAGTTTACACAATATAAAAAGAATAATGCTCCTGAATGGCTGTCAGAAGCAATTTCTCAAACAAGTCACCATGTAATTGAGGATTGCTCCAATGCTTATAAAAACTTCTTTACTAAAAAATCAAAATATCCTAAATATCATAAGAAAGGAATCAAAGATATTTTTTATATATCAAATCAATCTGCTAAAATTGTAGATAAATTTTTTAAGTGTTCTAAAATAGGTTACGTTAAGTTAGCTGAAAAACCAAGATATACAGGAAAGATTATGTCTTATACTATTTCTAAAGATAAAGGAGAATGGTTTGTTTCTATTAATTATGAATTAGAAGAAGAAGACCCTCGTCCTGTGTGTTCCAATCTTGAATCTGTAGTAGGAGTAGATGTTGGAATTAAGAACAGTATAACTTTATCTACAGGAGAACAGTATAATATAAGAGATACTAAGAAACTTGAGAATAGAATTAAATATCAACAAAGGTATTTATCTCGTTCTAAAAAAGATTCTAAAAATCATATTAAACGTTTAACTAAATTACATAGTACAAGGAGGAAATTACAGAATCAAGTTAAAGATGATATACATAAGGCTACTACAGCTATTTGCAAGAATCACGGAATAGTTGTTATAGAGAACTTAAATGTTACTTCTATGGTTAAAACAGCTAAAGGAAAAGCTATGAGAAGAAATCTAAATAATGCAAGAATGAATGAAATACATAGACAATTACAGTATAAGTCTCAGAAATGTGTTAAAGTAGATAGATTCTTTGCTTCTTCTCAAATCTGTTCTAATTGTGGAAGTAAACAGAAAATGCCTCTAAAAGAAAGAACTTATGTATGTCATTCGTGCGGAGTATTCTTAGACCGTGATATAAATGCAGCTAAGAATATCCGAAATCAATATTTATCTGGGCAGGGTATGTCCATAGTATGCTGCTAGAAGACTGGAGATATAGTTATGAAAGTAGTTATATCGAAGGAAAATGCTACAGTAAGAAATAGTTTAAATCGTTTCATACCATGGAGGGTTTATTCTCATGAAAAAATTACTTCTATCACTCATTTTGTTTTCGTTTGCTTTCATCGTATCTGCTGCACAAGTTTATGAGCCTATTCAAACTTGGTACACGAATGAGCAGAATCAGGGTAAAGGCTTAGGTTCTTATTATTATCTAAAGTTCAACGCCGATACAAAGCTCTATCTTCTTGATTATGTAAACAACATTTATTCAGACTGGCAGAACGAAACTCTAAAGAAGATGGGTATTACAGATTATGGTTATTATGATATTAATGATCCTACGCACACTCTACACAGCTTTTCAATTGATGATGCTAAAAATGTAACTTCTTTTGATGGTTTTGACTTTAACGGAGGAACTGACCACTACGACAGAAAAGCGTATTATCTTGGTGATTTCAAAAAAGGTGCTGAAATTGAAATCTATCTAACTGATGGCACTACTTCTGTTTCATCCAATACACCTGTTAATGGGGCTTATACTAGTCGTTATATGGCTCGTCCTGATAAAATTAATGCAGATATTCCAGTAGCCCAGCTTTTCATGTATAACAGTACAGGATATGAAGTGAATTTTGGTCTTTATGCTATTTCTGATACAATTCCAATTACAGAGACTACTGCAATGGGTTCTCCTCTACCTACTCCTAGCACTACTATTCTGATTGCTTGTGGTCTTATTTCACTTGCATACCTCTATAAACGTAAGAAAGGAGCAGTATTATGAAGTACCTGTTTATTTCTCTATTTTTGCTCATATCATCTACTGTATTCGGGAAATATGATCCAAAACCTCTCTTAGAATACATGAAAAATGATCCAATTCCTCTAAATTATGGTGTAAAGGAACAGAAATACAATATATCTGACTTCTCAACCTATAAACTATTTAATACAGGAACAAGTCAGTCTATTTCACTAAACACAGAAGCTATTGTTCCTTTCTCTCCTGTTAATGATTATTGGTATACACAGGATTTTTCAGAAGACCCATTTGACGGTAAAATAGAAATCTTAGTTATGGGTGAGCCTCTTCCTTCTGTACCATTAACTCTATTTATTTCCACTCTATTACTATTCACTTATCTAAAATACAGGAAACTACACACTATACAGGAGATTTCATAACTTTTTTCGATAAATCTTCACTTTTACTCTTGCATTTTTCATGTTTATGGTGTATAATATATAGTGTGAAAGGTTTAAGCATCCTTTTACATCCTTTATAATTCTTTGGCATGTGAGGCTTTCTGCTTTCCTCCATAAATAGAAGCACACCTCCTTCTGCTGGCACTGCTTAGGTTTCTTAAATCACTTTTCTTAAGCAGTGCCTATTTTTATATATTCATTTTATAAACCCCTTTTAATCTGAGCAAAAAAGTTTCATTTAAAATTTTTCAGCAGCCCAAATATTTACCCCACCCCCATACCATAATTTTATTCAAAGAGATGTTGATTCCTTCTGTAGAGTTACTTGAGGTGCATTATTTTCACTTCAAGATAAATAAAAGTGTCAGAGAATTTTTACACTCTCCAACACTTTCACCTCTTCTGTAACTTATCTTTGACACACTTAATAACTCAAAAATGACACTTTAGACACTTTTTCTCCATTTAATCACTCATTTTTGGCACATTTTTCGTATCAATTATGCTCCTTTCTGTCACATTTTTCTCGCAAACAACATTTTCTTTACAAAACACTTACTTTCCCTCCCTTTTCAAAATTTTTACTTACTTCTTTTATAAAATACTTACATTTCAATAATCCTCTTATTTTTTAGTTACAGAATCAAAACTCCATATATCAAGCATCTCTCTTCCAGCATAAAACTTCTTCCCTTTCAGAGCACATAACATCTTCCGCATATACATATAAGTCCTATACTTCATTAACCTCTTCCTAGCATCTTCTACCCCCATCTTCCCCTTCCATACCTCATACCCCAACTCCCATAACGCATCCCACATCACACCACCATTACTCCTAGCTAATTCATATAGCTCTCCTCTTACATTAATCACACCAATACTAATCTCTTTCATCTTCTCGTAAATCTCTTTGTTCACTTCCTTAATCTCTTCAATATTCAGTTCCATAATTCCTGTTCCTTTCTTTATGTTTAATCATTCTTACAATACTTATGCAGAAAATCACTCTTAATACACCTCCTTCCTATACCTTAATCTCGATTTCTGCAAGGTTCACTTCGTATCACCACATCTTTTCTGCAATTTTATGAATTAACTCTATTCCATTAAAAACTTTCCTCTACTATAGTTAACCAAAAAGATGATACCTCCGTCCAAACTGTTATATAAAAAACAGAGAATTTTATTATGTGGAGTGTTCTATTGTTCCTAAATCATCTCTCTCTAATATTGTTGACGCTTATTCTATGCCTGTTGTACAAATCTATTTCATCTTACTGCTTATTTCTTGCTTCTTCGTCTACATTTATTCATATTTATAGACACTTCTTAAAAACAGAATATCATCCTTCCTCTATCTTCTATTATATCTCCTATTAATATATCCTGTACTGTCTCTTATTCATCTATATAATGCTTAAAAGATAATAGAGTACCTTTAAGAGATCGTATACTTAATGCAGAAAAAATGGATCTTTGTGCAATCTATTCTTTTTTTTAGTAGTCTTTTCTTTTAACTCTATATAGGTTAAATGTATTATAGTAGGTTATATCTTAGAGAAATGTGATAGAGGATAGATAATAATGCTGGGGAAATGTGATTTAGGTTTTATTAGCCTAGTTTCTTTTTGAGAAGGGCGTTTTAAAATGAGTGAAAATTTTTAATTTATGTCGCGGGGGCTGATACTTGGGGGCCCCATTGGTAGGATAAGGATCAATCCCCATGCTTACAAATTTTTATGCAATACAACATGAAAATTGCAAGATAATTATTACTCATTATCATACGCCTTGCATTTGAGGATACCTTATTACGAGACTGGGTATAATATATGGGGTACAAAAAACCGCGCCTAAAACAGTCTTAAAACGCAATAGAAAGGATCAGTTACTAATATTATCATAAAACTATCTTAATAAGTAGCAATATATAAGTCTTTCATTTTCAATAGGTTATGTTTTACTCATTACTATGCAAAGTTTAAGGAATATATATGATAATGATACTCATAAAATTGTGTATATGCGTGAGTGCGCGCTCGCGTATACGCGCGTATAGTGCAAAAAAATTTTATTTATTATCAAATAGTACATATCCCATAGAAAAAGTACATATTTCGTACATTCTAAATAATCATTACTTGAATCCTCATTGATTATCAATGGATAGCGACTTTTTTTCGACTTTTTTTCGTTTTTTCGCTTGATTTTTTCTTGAATCGGGTGTATATTATTCTCAGCGAAAAACAAGAGCATACAAGCTCAAACATTCAATCAAACAAGCTCAAAACGAGCAAGGAAGGAAACAATTATGGAACTCGATCCCGAACTCAAAGCCGAACAAAACGAATGCCGTCAGAAAAAAGCTGGTTTTCGCCGTAACAAGAAAACGGACGATTGCAGGATCGCAGGGCACGTGCAGGCGTGCGTAAAGAGCGAACGCGCGTTTCAGGCGAAAAACGGCGTTTTCGAGTGGGATTTATGGGTTGACGTGCACGAGGTCGCGAAGGCGTGCGCGAAGCACGCACGCGAGCTTTCGAGCTTGTACGGCGATTACTTCGACAACGGGCGTATTACGCGTGGCGAGGCGGAGATTCGCCAGCTCCACGACCTCGCGCGTCAGATGCGCCCGCAGGGGTACACGTTCGGGTACGGACTCAAACCCATGAAGGACGGCACAAAACACCTGTGCGTGGTCGTGCACAGGCACGCGTTACGCACGCCGTGGGGGAGCGCGCCTCGCGTTACTCGCGAGTATTGGGATGCTCGCTAATCTACTTAAACGTTCTGGTCTGCCTCGCGTATATGCGCGGGGCAGGACAGAGGGCTTAAGTAAGGCGAATAACCTAACTAATCTAACCTTCGAGCTAGTTAAAGACTAGCAAGCCGCAGCCGCGAATAACGTCCTGCGCAACCGCCAGCCGGAACGCCGGAATACTGTAGCAATACAGTATAAACGGATTAGTGTAGCAACTGGAATAAATACGCAATATCGCGTTATTATAGGCGATAGAATGTATCATGTAATTCTTTCTATCGCTAAACGGTTAAGTAGTCCCACGCTGTATTTTTAATGCGAATAAAAATACATGCAATAGGTTAAACCATACTTTATCATGTATTCGGCAAAACGATAAAGTATGAATATTCCAGAACTATAGATGGGTATAGTGATTAGGTTTGAGATAACCTAACAAGATATGGTTTGATACCGTCTCTGAAAAGTAGTGTGAACGTTCGATAGAGTAAGTCGAACTAGTAAGACAAAAAGTAAGATAGCTAAGTTGTGCTAAAACATAACCAATGGCGAACTAATCTAAAAGGGAAGGTTAAGGGTATACCACATATCTTAGCATAAAGCAATAACAAGCGCATGAAACATTAAGCGCAAACCTATTAAAGAAAAGGTTAATGTTAATTCCCCTGTAATGCTAAAACACTACAGGGGAGTTTTTTGTTAGGGTATAGATTAGTATGATTTATGCTCTAACAAAAAATCAAACTAATAGCAAGTTAATTCCTCCGCTAAATCGACTTGCTAAAACACAATAACAAGCGGAAACGAGGCAACACTATGGAAAACATCTATAGAAAAGCAAACGGCATCCATGAAATCGACTTCACGGATGTAACAATCGATCAAACGCAATACGAAGCTATGCTGAAAGTATTTGAAGAAACAAAGCACTGCAACGGTTATTGCTACAATTGCCGTTGGGCCGTCTACATTCCCGAAACTGGCGAAAAACACTGCTCTACTCTTATCTTGAAAAAACTTGCAACCTTAATCGAACATAAAAACGGAATCTATTAATCCGAACCTCTAACAACCTCTAAGAAAGGAAACACTGTTATGGACGAAAACATCTCCATCCACCGCAACTCGCTCTTCATTAGAACCATGGACTTGATTGAGCAGGCTACTTTGCTTGCTTCTATGGGATGTGACAATACCTCCTGCTCCTCCTGCCCGTTCTTCAATGAAATGGAAGACGGAGAAACCTGCATCCTCCGCAAAATCAAGAATCTGAACGACACCGCTTACAGAAACGTTCTTCCTCCTGCCCCTGAAGAGATTACGATCCTCTAATCTCCGTTCTTCCCCCTGCTCTATCTATCTGAAACACGGTAGATAGAGCATTTATTAACAAGCTCTAAAATAACAGGAGGTCTAATTATGACAAAGAGCTTTTCCGTCAAGAACTTCAACAAAGAAGTCAACCGTGTTCTCATCAATGCAAACAAAGAACAAAAAGCAAACGTTCGGTGCTATA